CTTAGGGCCTTTACCCCACCAACCACTCTCTATTGATTCTCTTATTGCATTTACTTCTTCGTCTCCACCAACAGGACGGAGAACAGGTAACATAGTGTCTCTGATTTTCATTTTAATTTAGCAAACATGGAAGTTGTTTAGGTCTCTAGTATTACCACTTCGTTCCCATTCGTTACGAACAATACCCAACCAATCAAGTATCTCATATGAAAGATTCTTTTCATGAACAAACTCATAAAGATTTATCTCAGAAGAAATATGCTTATCAGAGAGTTCATCCAACCTATCCATACTATAGGCAGCATAATCTTTCATGTCATCAGTTTTCATAGAAAAATAAGTATCATTAAAGTTATTCTTCTCATTACATCTAACTGTTCCATCAAAATAAACATGACAATTCTGAACCATAATAGCACCTTTAGAACTGGCAGTTCTCTCAAATGAATAAGGACAAGACCAGAGCCTTCTTCCTGTTACATATGCAATGTTTTCATACTGATCAACATCTAATTGGTTTAATGCTTCATTGAGCATTACCAATTCCCCACATCCTTTATTCTTTTGACCTATATTCTTACCACTTCCTAATGAAATGATTTCTAAGTTAGAAAAATACTCCCGTGCATCAGGATTTTTAATTTGATCTGGATGGTCTATTGTATTTTCTACAACAACCATATCATATGATTCTGGAAGAACCCTTTCGATTTGCTGAACAGTTTTAAAATACTCTTCTTCTCTATAATCACCCACATGTGTGGTGAGTTGAGTTGGTCTGATAGAACAAAAGACTAATGCTAAATTTTTCATACTAAAGTTTCCTTATACCATTGATATGTTGATTCGATACCTTCTCTAAGACTAATCTTAGGTTCCCAACCTAATGACTTAATCTTATCTACATTAAGAACTTTACGTGGAGTTCCATTTGGTTTGGAATCATCCCATCGAATATTATTTTTATATCCGACAACATCTGCGATAGTTTCGGCAAGTTCTTTGATGGTTACATCTGTACCAGTACCAATATTAATCAGTTCAGAATCATCATAAGTTTCCATACAAGTATAACATGCTTCTGCTAAATCATCAACATGTAAAAACTCACGCATAGGAGTTCCATCACCCCACAATGATACTTCCCCACTCTTATCAAGTGAACCATCAAACTTTGATATCATTGCTGGAAGAACATGTGATGTATTATGATCAAAGTTATCTCCAGGTCCATATAAATTAGTAGGCATTACTGCAATAGCATTAAATCCATACTGCTTTCTATATGCCTGACACATCTTAACACCAGCAATCTTAGCAATAGCATAAGCATCATTACTAGGTTCTAATGCACTAGTCAATAACTGGTCTTCTGTAATAGGTTGATTAGCAAACTTAGGATATATGCATGATGAACCTAAGAAAACTAATTTTTTAACACCATAACGATATGCAGCATGAATGATATTAGTTTGAATCATCAAGTTATCATAGATGAAGTGAGCTGGTGACTCACTATTAGCACCTATACCACCTACCTTAGCAGCAGCAAGAAAAACATATTCAGGTTGATTAATTCTAAAGAATTGTTCTACCCTTTCCTGATTTCTTAAATCCCAATGATTGGAAGGTGAAGAAATGATATTTTCAAATCCTTTCTTCTTAAGCATACGAACAATAGCAGAACCTACCAGTCCCGTATTACCTGCCACATAGATTTTACTATTACTGTCCATAAATTACCATGTCCTCAACTAATTGATCAAATGTTATTTTAGGTTCCCAACCTAATTTTTCTTTTGCTTTGGTAGCATCTCCTAATAAAGACTCTACTTCAGCTGGTCTAAAGTATCTATCATTGACTTTAATGACTGTTTTTTTAGTACCCCAATCATACCCAACTTCATCCAAACCTTCACCCATCCATTCAATTTTAAAACCGAATAAGGGTGCAGCCTTGTTAACAAATTCTCTTACAGAGTATTGCTCACCAGTAGCAATCACATAATCATCAGGTTCATCTTGTTGCAACATTAACCACATTGCCTCAACGAAATCTTTTGCATGTCCCCAGTCCCTCTTAGCATTAAGATTTCCTAGTTCTATACATTCCTGTATACCACATGATATTCTTGATAACCCTTGTGTAATCTTACGGGTTACAAAAGTCTCACCTCTACGTGGTGACTCATGATTAAAAAGAATACCTGAACTACAGTGCATACCATATGCTTCACGATAGTTCTTAATTATCCAGTACCCATAGAGTTTTGCAACTCCATATGGAGAACGTGGATGGAAAGGAGTAGTCTCTGTCTGAGGTACTGCCTGAACTAATCCATATAGTTCTGATGTAGATGCTTGATAGATACGAGTCTTCTTCTCCATACCAAGAAGTCTAACTGCTTCTAGAACACGGAGAGTTCCTATTGCATCTACCTGAGCCGTATACTCTGGCATCTCAAAAGAAACTTTGACGTGACTCTGAGCACCTAAATTGTATATCTCATCAGGTTCAACCTTCTTAATGACACTAATAATATTAGTGGCATCAGTTAAGTCTCCATAATGTAATTTTAATTGTGGATAAATGTTATCTATCCTATGAGTATTAATCAATGAAGAACGACGGACAATACCGTGCACCTCATATCCCTTCTCTAACAGAAGTTCAGCAAGGTAGGAACCATCCTGTCCTGTAATACCAGTTATTAGAGCAACTTTACTCATACTTTTCACACTCCTCGAATGTTTTTCCTAGTTTATCTTTGTCAGTTAGGATAGGTTCTCCTTTAATAGACCAATCAATGTCTAAAGTAGGATCATTCCACAACAAAGTTCTTTCATTTTCTGGGCTATATTCCCCAGTTACTTTATAAAAAAACTCAGTTCCTTTCTGAAGAGATAAAAATCCATGAGCAAATCCTGGTGGAATCCACATAGATAAATTATCCTCACCTTTTAATATAATAGAAAAAGATTCGCCAAAATGTGGAGATTTCTTTCGAAGATCAACAACAACATCTTGGACAGAACCTCTATTAACTCTAACCAATTTACCTTGGGCTTTCTTTACTTGATAATGAAGGCCTCTCAATACATCTTTTTTTGATTTAGACATATTATCTTGCACAAAATCTGCATAAAAATTAGTTGATTTATGAAAATCTCTTAGATGAAAAGGTACATTAAATACTCCACGAGTATCTTTATATTTGGGACTTTCAAAAACTTGAATATCCCTCAAATATGTTTCAACTATTTTCATACCATGCTATAGTTTTTAGCAAACCTTCCTCAAGATTATGTTTAGGAAAGAAGTTTATTTGTTCTTTTATTTTAGCATTATTAATAGAATAACGCAAGTCATGACCGGGTCTATCATCAACATATTCAATCAAATCCTCACTTGCTCCCATCAATTTAATAATAAGTTTAACAAGATCTATATTTCTAACCTCACATTCTCCACCAATATTATATTTCTCTCCAACATTACCACCATGAAAGACATCAAGAATACCCTTACAATGATCCTCAACATAAATCCAATCTCTTATGTTTTGACCCTGAGCATACACAGGTATCTTCTTACCACCCAAAATATTTGTAATGGTCTTAGGAATTAATTTTTCTACGTTCTGTCTAGGGCCATAATTATTAGAACAATTAGTAATGATAGTTGGAAGACCATAGGTATTATTATATGCTGTCACAAAATGATCGCTAGCTGCCTTAGATGCCGAATAAGGATTCTTTGGATCGTAAGGTGTAGTCTCAGTAAAAGATTCATCATCATATCCCAATGAACCATAAACCTCATCAGTAGAAATATGATGGAACTTTTCTACACCATACTCTATAGAAAGATTAAGAAGATGAATAGTTCCTAATATATTAGATTGAACGAAAGGATCTACCTCCTTTATAGAATTATCTACATGCGTCTCAGCAGCAAAATGAAATATGTATTTTGGTTTATATTTCTCAAACAATCTTTTTAAATGTCCATTACTAACATACCTAGAAGATATATCTACATGCTCAAGAGAATATTCTAATGGATATAAATTTTGTTCGTCAGCTGCATAAGTAAGTTTATCAAGTATGACAACATCTTCATAACCTTTAGATGATAAGTAATGTGCAAAATTACTTCCAATGAATCCTGCACCACCAGTAACAAAAATAGTCATTAATAATCCTCAATAATACCTGCAAGATAATCACCATACCCACTCTTAGGATATGACTCTGCTATTTTTAATAACTGCTTACCATCTATCCATCTATTCTTATATGCAACCTCTTCTGGACAAGATATCTTATAGGATTGTATCTTCTCAAAGTTGGATACAAAATTAGATGCTAGAAGAAGAGACTCAAATGTACCTGCATCTATCCAAGTCATTGTTCTGGTTAGATTTTTTACATTCAGTTCATCATCTTCCAAATACTTCTTACATAGATCAATAATCTCAGTCTCTCCTCTCTTAGAAGGTTTTAATTGTTTTGCATACTCAATACATCTATTATCAAAAAAGTATATACCAATTAATGCTCTATTAGATTTTGGATTCTCTGGTTTCTCCTCAATAGATACCACATTCCCTTCATCATATTTCTCAAACTCAATAACACCAAATCTTTCTGGGTCTCTCACTGGATATGAAAGAATAGTGGCTCCTGATTCCCTTTGAGATTCTTTTAATATACTATCTAAGTTATTACCAAAGATAATATTATCACCCAATACCATACAGACATTATCATCACCGATAAAGTCTTCAGCAATTACAAATGCTTCTGGTAATCCATTTGGATTATCCTGTACCTTATATGATATGTTTACACCCAAATGAGAACCATCTCCAAGCAATCTCTCAAATTGATCTACTTGATTCTCATTTGTAATAATAAGTATATCCTTAATACCAGCAATCATTAAGGTGCATAATGGATAATACACAAGAGGCTTATCATAAACATTCATCAGTTGCTTAGACACAACTAATGATGAAGGATGAAGACGAGTTCCACTCCCACCTGCCAATATTATACCTTTATACATCATGTTCTCCCATAATTATCATCAAAACGTTCTATATCATCCTCTTCTAAGTAAGAACCACTTTGCACTTCAATAATTCTTAATGGTATCTTACCAGGATTTGATAGTCTATGCTTTGAACCTAATGGTATATATGTGCTTTCATTCTCTTTTATTATGAATATTTTTTCATCTACTTCTATCTGAGCCGTACCTTCTACAACTACCCAATGTTCTGCCCTATGCAAGTGCTTTTGTAAAGAAAGACTTGCATTAGGATTAACTTCTATACTCTTTACTTTATAACGATTGCCTTGATCAATTACATCATACCAACCCCAAGGTCTTTCTTCCTTCATACTATACCCATCTAGTCACCGTTAATTCTATAGAATTATCATCCATTTCCCATTCTTCTTCAACTTCAAAACCCTGCTCCTTAACAGTATTATGAATAGTCATTCTAGCATACTGCTGAGTAACCTTATCAATAAATCTATCAACAGAAATAGGTTGTTTCCAAGTTTCTAAATCTGCAACTAATTCATATTCACCTGTTCGAGGATCCATACGAAATCCAATATCATTAGTGATAGCAACTTCTGCTTCTACGGTTTCATGTCTAATACCATGAGCACCAGTAACTTTAAGTTCTTGGTCTTCCGTGACATTATATTGAAGGAGTTCTAAAGCCTCAACCAATTGAGGTTTATTCTTAATCTTGGTTTTGATTGTTGTGAAGTGTGACATCGGTTTGTTGTTTCCAAAAATTGTCTATTGGTTGAGCAAGATATTGCTCTGGTTTAGGAGTTACGGCAATAACATTGCCAAGTTTGTTCTCTATTGATTCAGTAATATGTTGGCATTGATTACCAACAACACCTATAACTTCTTCAGTTACATTACCATCTTGTCTGATAGTAAATTTAATGGTTTGCTTTTCCATAATTAAAATTGTTTAGGATGGGTGACTACATCTCCATGTATCTCACCAATATCATCTATGTGAGCATGATCTATTTTTTCAATATGTAAATGCTCTAGAGCATGAGCAATTCTTTCGAGTGCTGATGCTATTCTAGTAAACTCTTCACTCATAATAATCACCTTTAGTGTAGCAAGGTACGCCAGCAGGGTCAAGCCATTTAGTGTACTCAAAATCTTCAATGGCAGTTGTTAGTTGCATTCCATTATCACAAAGATACATGTCTTTATATCTTTTAGTATAATGATCTTCTTTTTGAATACGAAAATCTGGTTTACCATTCTCCAGAGTTCCTACTTCTACATAACGGTATGGAAACCGTTCCATAATTATATTCATATCAACCTCCAGCAGCATCACATCCAATGTGACTACCAGCAACTATACCTAATGGAATAGCCCACCATCTACCATCTCCTCTTGAGACAGCAGCAGCAAGTCCACCACCTAAAATACCACCAGCAATCTTACCATCACTACAATCATTATCATCAACTTCATAATGGTTTTCTACAACTGTTCTTGTTGGTCTTCTAATTGTTGCTCTATTTCTCTCACAAGGGAACTCAATAGTTTCCTTCCAAGATCTAACATAACCAGGATCACTTTCTGTACCTGGTATATACTCTTCCCTATACTCAGATCTATAACAAGTCTTAGAGGATGAATAACCTGCTTGATACTCATCAGCAACCACAGGAGTGGATGATAATAATAAAGCAGCAGCGAGTACTAGTCTCATACTCTTTCTCCTTTAAAATCTGCCTGAAGACATTCTACTATAAGACTGTAATCATAGTCGGGGTCTTCTCCATTTAATACTACTTCGTTCTGATAATACCTCTTTAATTTTTTATAAAGTTTTGGATTTTTTACATCTAAATAAATTTCTTTATTAGCAGCAGCCCGAAGGATGCTTATGTCTTTCTTGAACTTTGAAGTAAGCGTCATTGCTTTAATTGGTTTACCCTTATATTATACTGGATATAGGGTATGTAGTCAAGTAATTAACCCTGCCAAATCATATCAGGCATTGGTTGTGTTCCTGGTCTGTTTACTATCAGCAATATACCATATCCAACAAACCATATTATATTAAACAACCATGCTTGTCTCCAAAGATACTTTCTTACACCCATAGCAATAGTTACCTTCTTAACTGCTGCAGGATCATATTCATTACCTGTCTGTCTAAGAATCTGTTCTATTATTACTGCAACAATTGTACCCACCACTAATGGATAGAATACAAAGTTTGCAAATGACATTATTGAAATTAAAAAAATCATCGTTTTACGTCGTGAGCACAGCCATCGCCTGTGTAGTTATCTGAATCATAATACCCTCCTTTGCTTCCAAAGTAAAGTGATAGTACTACGAAAGGTAATGCTGCTGC